TATTTTTGAAGAGATTAAAAGTGTTGCAACTGAATTAAATACTGATTTCGAATGGCTAGACAACGAAACCCAAACAAATACTACTTCACCCAAGACACCGAAGACGCGATAGTTAAATACAACTTAACATCGGATGAATTAGATCGAAACCGAATATACAATGAGCATATTCGTGATGCCTTTGATAAGCTAGTTGAGAACATGATTCATACCTTTAAGTTTTATAACTTCGATGTGCCATATGAAGATGTGAAAAATGAAGTAATCGCATTTCTAAACGAAAAGATTCATAAATTTACAGCTGGTAAAGGTAAGGCATTTAGTTACTTTAGTATTGTAGCTAAAAATTATCTTATCATTCATAACAATGCATCTTATTACAAGACCCGTGATAAAGAAGAGCCAGAAGTTGTAGATGATTATCGCAATGTAGTTAATGAAGTAGTGTATTCCGACTTCCAGGAAATATTAAAAGAATTCATGGATTTATTTGTGGATTACTATGATCGGAACCTTGCTAATATCTTCACCAACAAAAAAGATTTGATTGTTGCAGATTCAGTCTTAGAACTATTTAGGATTCGGGAAAACATTGAAGACTTCAATAAAAAGGCATTGTATATTTTGGTTCGTGAGCGTACCGGACTTAAGACCCAAAACATAACTCGAGTTGTTAATAAAATGAGAGATGATTTTGGTACAATGTTCTTATCATACCAACGAACTGGAATATTTAAACCGGTTTGATATTTACTATAAAGGATATAGGACATGTCTAAGACGGATTTTGAACTTTTTAAAGGAACTAGTTTCTCCGACTTGATGCAAGATATCTATCAGAATAGTAAGAAAAAAGAGCGTCAAATAAATACTTTAATACAAGAGCTTCGCCCAATGGTTAAGAACCTGGGCGATGCCACTGTTATTGTGCCCTTGATCAAAGAGTACCTAGAAGTATCGGTTAAGAACGATGAGCACTTAGTGAAATTAGCTGCAGTTGTTCAGCGACTAGTTTCTGCCACGACTCGTGCTAGTAACGAAGAAGGTGGCAATGAATTATTAATTACAGAAGAAGAAAAGCAGCAGCTACTAAGAGAAGCTGAAGCTGCTTTAGAGAAGATTGAAGAAGAGGCTAACAAATGATTGAAATCTGCGAAGTTGTAGATGTCGTAGGTATTTATGATTCCAATGTCAAAAAGCCTGACGGCTCAACATATCCAATTGGTACCATAAAAGTAACTGCCATTGGCTCAACAAATACTACCGGCATTCGTTTAGCTATTCCTGCATCTACAATTCGTAGAATTCCATTAAAGCATGAATTAGTAGCTTGTTTCAATGCACCGATTCTAGGTGCCAATGAAGGCCGGGTTGATACCGGCTTATATTATTTAGATCCGGTCAATATTCAAAACACGGTTCATATCAACGTGTTACCCGAAATGGCTAAGCCGGGCACATTTTTAGGAGGTACTGGAACTAGTACCGCAAAAAATTATACATTAGCTAACAATACAATTGTACCGGATAAGCCTATCAAATTTGGAGAAGACTTTGTCGAAGCTGATAATGTGCAATTCATTCAGCCATATGAAGGTGATACATTACTAGAATCTAGATATGGAAGCTCTATTCGAATGGGCGGTTCATTTCCAAGATTAAAAACAAAGTATCAAGAACCTGCTCCATGGAAAAGTTCTGATCCTGGCGCGCCGATTATTGTACTACGTAATGGCCGTCGTAACAATGTACGTGGCAATGTATTCATTGTTGAAAATCCTATAGATGATGCAAGTAGTATCTACTTGACAAGTACACAACGACTTTCAGCTTTACAAACATCACAACGAAATATAGGATTGGGAGTTACACCTATCACCGCTTTCAATTCTAGTCAGATAGCGGCATGGGCAGATCGAGTTGTTATCAATGCAAAAACAGATTACATTGTTTTAAGTGCTGCTAAAAGTGTTAACATTGCAACACCTAATTGGGCAGTTGATATGGATTCATTTTTTACAATTGTAAGCAATTTGCTTCAACAAGTAACTCAATTGAATTCGCAGGTAAGTGCTTTGAATACATCATTAAACGCTTTTTCTGCAGCGAATTTAATTACATATGGTACCTTGCCAATATTGGCTCCATTGGCTCCAGCTACTACTACATTACAAGCTGGATTAGTACCGGTTACATCTGGTTTATCTAGTATTACTACCCAATTAACAAAAATCACTACACAGTTAAAATCATTGGCACAATAAGAGTTCTAGGATATTTATTCTAAAAAGAACTCTATGGACGCTAAAAAATTTGCAAACATGTTACGAGCTGTTGTTAAAGAAGCAGTTCGTGATGTGGTACGTAATGAGTTGAGACAGGTTATAAGAGAAGAAATGACCGGTAAACCGATCACTGAAACAAAAAGAACACAGTTCAGTGCACCTGCATCAACTAAACATAAATCAAAGCCAGCAAAGCAGTTTGTTAAAGATCCGTTATTAAACGATATTCTTAATGAGACTCAAGGATTTTCCATGGCCGAAGCTTATGGTACCGGTACCGGTATGCCATCATTGGGTATGGATATTGATGAAATGACATTTGATGTTGGCCAACCATCTGCCTTGCAAGGAATAAATGGAGAAGTGGTTGAAGTTAACAATGAACAAACTCAGGCAGTTGTTGAAGCAATGACACGAGATTATTCTGCATTGATGAAAGCTATTAACGCAAAGAAAGGTAATTAATGGCAATTGAGATACCATTAGTTAAACGAAAAACAACCAAAGATCGTGCTATTGGTATTCTGTTACCATTTAATGGAACAGCTGGCGGAAACACTCTTTCTGTTAACAACCAACGAATAGATGCGGTTCCTAGTCAAAATGCCGGCGGGGTATTTGCTCAAAGTTATACGACTGAAGAGCAGTCAATATCTAATTTAAAGAATCTAGTACTAACAAGAAGAGGTGAACGTTTATATCATCCAGACTTTGGTACTCGAGTTTATGATTATTTATTCGAACAAATTACAGAGTCGACATTCAATGATTTAAGAACTAGTTTACAAGAAGATATTGAATTTTGGTTACCTTATATTGTTATATCAGAAATACGAGTAGCAGATTTCAATGACCGATATGACGTAATGAATGGAATAACAATTTCAATTCGATTCAGAGTTACTCAACAAGGTTCCGAGCGTACAATCGTAGTTAAGTTTGGAGACTCGGCTACAATACAACAGGTAATATAATATGTCAGTGAAAAAAGATATAAGATACGTTAATAAAGATTTCTCCCAATTTCGAGAGTCATTAATTGCATTTGCAAAAAATTACTATCCTACAACATATAATGACTTCAATGAAACTTCACCTGGTATGATGTTCATTGAAATGGCATCTTATGTAGGAGATGTGTTATCTTTTTATACAGATACACAGTTACGTGAATCATTGTTATCTCAAGTTGAAGAGCGTGGAAATTTATTGACATTGGCAAGTATTTTAGGAAGTAAACCTAGAAGCAAAACAGCTGCCAATGTTAAATTAGATGTGTTCCAATTATTACCAGCCGCCGGATCTGCACCAGATTATTCATATGCATTATCCTTTGAACCAAATGTACAAATCACTGCTACTAATGGCAGAAGATACCGTACAATTGATTCCGTAGATTTTAGATTCTCGAGTAGCATAGATCCAACCGAAGTTACCGTATATCAAACTTCCGGACCCAATGTACAATATTATTTATTAAAGAAACAAGTAGCCGCGGTTTCAGGAGAAATTAAAACGGCGAATTACACATTCAGTGATCCTAAGGCATATGATAAAATTGTATTGCCAGACACTGATGTACTAGAAATTATCGATGTGGTTGATAGTGATGGTAACATATGGTATGAAACACCTTATCTCGCTCAAGATACGGTTGTGGATAGTATTCAAAATGTACCATTCAATGATCCACAGTTATCAACATATAGATCATCGGTTCCATATCTGTTAAAGCTTCGTAGAACTCCAAGAAGATTTGTAACGCGTTTACGTGAAGATGGATTATTGGAAATGCAATTTGGGGCCGGTGTAAGTAGCGATCGAGATGAAGAAATTATTCCGAATCCATTAAATGTCGGAATGGGTCTTACCTATTTCGCTAATTCTACAGATGCCTCTATTGATCCGAGTAATTTCTTATACACAAAGACATATGGATTGGCTCCGCAAAACACAACGTTGTCAATTAGATATACTATTGGTGGAGGTGTCGTTGATAATGTGGGTATCAATACTATCAATGAATTGACCCGGGCATCGATAAATTACACCAATGCCATTGAAACATTGAATTCGACAGTGTTAACTACGATTCAAAATTCATTGGTATTCAATAATGCGTTACCTGCAATTGGCGGAGCGGATGAGCGTGATATTGAAAGCATGCGTTTAGATGCCATGGCAAATTTTGCAACTCAAAATCGTATTGTAACAAAAGAAGATTACATTGTTAGAGCTTATGCAATGCCGGCCAAATTTGGTACGGTTCATAAAGCATATGTTGTACCAGATGATCAAATTCAAACAGCAAATCAAGATACACGTATTCCAAATTCAATGGCCATTGATTTATATGTATTAGGATATGATGGTAATCGTAACCTAGTTGCATTGAATCAGGCTATCAAGGAAAATTTACGTAACTATCTTTCCCAATATAGAATGTTAACGGATGCCATTAATATTAAAGATGCTTTCATTATTAATTTTGGAATTGACTATGAAATTATAGTTAGGCCAAATTATAATGCATCTGAAGTGTTAGTGAAATGTACCGATTATTTGAAAAAGAAATTTGATGCGGATAAAATGCAAATAAATCAGCCGTTGTTCATTTCAAATTTATATTCGGAACTAGATTCAATCGATGGGGTTCAAACCGTTGTGAATGTTACCTTTAAAAATTTATACGATTCTACTGCGGGTTATTCCAATAACATTTATAGTTTTGAAGCCGCTACTAAAAATGGAATAGTATATCCAAGTTTAGATCCAGCTATTTTTGAAATCAAATATCCAAACCAAGACATAAGAGGCCGAGCCGTAGCCTTATAAGGAATAACATATGTACTATCACATTTATCCTGCAATTGATGCAACTATTTATCAGAGATATCCGGAACGAAATACCGGTATAGATCAGATACTGGAACTTACTAAATTATCGGCTAGTCAATCTTATGGATTATATACACCACCTACCAATCAAAACTCTAGAATACTTATCAAGTTCGGTCTCAATGAAATTTCATCCTCGATTGTAGCTGGTACAATTCCTACATCGTCAAGATACTTTTTAAGAATGTGGGAAGCTGAAGGACAGGAATTGGCATATGAATATACATTAAATGCTCACCCAGTATCTCAATCTTGGTTCGTAGGAAATGGTGCGTATAATGATTCGCCTCAAAATACTAGCGGTGTAAGTTGGACATATCGTGATGGTAGTTCTATTGGCACGCCATGGTCATCTTCCGGCGGCGATTGGGTTACACGATTTTCGGCATCTCA